TGCTTGTGGGGTTCAACATTAAGTTTGACTTACATTGGTTACAACGCTACGGTATTAAGTTTAAAGACAAACGCATCTGGGATTGTCAATTAGTAGAGTTCATACTTCGTAACCAATCTAATCCTTATCCTAGTCTCAATGGTACTGCAGAGTACTACGACTTAGGTACTAAATTAGATGAGGTCAAAGAAAACTATTGGAAGAACGGTATAGACACAGACAAGATACCATTAAATATACTTACTGATTATCTTAATCAAGATGTTGACTTAACATACAAAGTATTCCAAGAGCAACTTAAAGAACTAGAGTCAGATGACCATAAGAATAAGAAAACATTAATCAGTTTACATAACCAAGACCTACTAGTCTTACAAGACATAGAGTTCAATGGTTTACAATATGAGTATCAACACTCATTAACATTAGGAGATGAATTAGATGAGCAAATTTCAAAACTCGATAAAAAACTATACAAGTATCATTCTTTTGAGCATTTTAACCCCAGTAGTAATGTTCATTTATCTTGTTTACTTTATGGTGGGACTATTCCATACCGTGAGCAAGAAGAGTCTGGAGTATTCAAAGGTGGTGCTAGAATGGGGGAAGTTAAGTATAAGTGGATTGATAAAGAATTTACTTTAGATAGACTCTTTGACCCTTTAGATGGTACAGAACTTAAGCGACCTGGTCAGTATAAGACCAATGACGATACATTACAAAGACTTCAAGGCGATGAAAACGCTATGCAAGTTCTTCAGATACTCTTAACTAGAGCTACACTAGAGAAGAGACGTGGTACATATTACATAGGTGTACCTACTTTATCAGACACTATGGGTTGGACTAACAATCTTTTACATGGACAACTCAATCAGTGTGTAGCAAAAACAGGTAGGCTATCAAGTAGTAAGCCTAATTTACAAAACTTTGATAGTGAGATTAAATCACTATTCACAACGAGGTATTCATAATGAGTGTAGATAAGCAACAACATGACATGCAATCAGAACAACAAGCTATGGAAGAAGCACATCATTTCCATACAGCTAATGAGTTCAGTGACATGATACTATCACTTGGTCCATCAGCAGTACTAGGACTACTCAAGCCAGAGGCTAGGGCTGAGTTAAAGAAAAGTGTTATCATTTCATACAACCATAGACTAATAGAGACCTTATAATATGTTACTTAATGCAGATGTACAAGCCCTTGAATGGGTATGTGCTACTTACTTATCTCAGGATAAGACTGCTATCACTGAGATAATGAATAAGGTAGACCAACATACTGATAACCAGACTAGGTTCAACCTACCTTCTAGACTAATTGCTAAGACATTCGTCTTTAGATTAATCTACGGTGGTAGTGCTTACAGTTACGGTATGGATAATAACTTTAAAGATATAGGTAATGAGCATTACTGGCAGAAGGTTATAGACCAGTTCTATGAGAAATATACTGGACTTAAAGCATGGCACAAAGAGCTAGAAGATACTGTTAAGCAACAGATGTATCTAGAAATGCCTACTGGCAGACGATATTATTACCAACCTGAGATGAATAGTCAAGGCAATCCTAGACTTCCTAGAACTAGAATATTGAATTATCCTGTTCAAGGTTTAGGTGCTGACTTGATGAGTATAGCTAGAGTATCATTAGCTAACAGACTCAAGGGTAAAGATTCTCTCAAGCTAGTCAACACAGTACATGATAGTATTATGATTGACTTTGATGAGAGGGTACAAGACGCTGATGAACTTGTCAGTGTTGTAACAAGTGCATTCGAGGATGTTCCTAAGAACTTCGATAAGCTCTTTGGTAAGGAATTTAACTTACCTATTAGAGTCGATGTTCAAGTAGGTTCAAACTGGAGTGAATTAAACTAACCATAAGGAGACTTATATGCAAATAGAAGTAATTGATGTTGGTGTTGTAAACTCTCATTCTGCAAAGAATGGTAGGCAGTACCAATCAGTAGAAGTAACATATAAAAATGAAGCTGGACAAGCTGGTAACAAAAAGCTTATGTCTTTCTCCCATCCTGATGTCTTTAAAGCGGCACAAGGTTGGACAAAGGGTGACTCAGTAAACATTGATTCTGTTAAAGATGACAATGGATACTGGCAGTGGACTAGAGTTTTAGGAGCTGGAGAAGCATCTAGTGCTAGTACACCTAAAGCTAGTTCATCAAGCCCTGCTGCAAGGGGTAATTCATTTCCTACAGCAGACGAAAGAGCTCAGACTCAAGTCTATATCATTAGGCAATCTAGTCTGACTAACGCTAATGCAACATTAGCAACCGCAGGTAAGCCTGTAACCCAGGATAAAGTAGTGGAATTGGCTCAGGTCTATGAACGCTATGTACTGGGATTAGGTGCACCACCTCAAGCTATCAAGGAACCAGAAAGTATAGCCGAGATGGCATCGGATATACCCTTCTAAATGATAGCTCTCATCGACATGGACTTGGTACTATTTCGCTCTGCGATTAGTGCCGAGGACGATGGGTTTGGTATAGCTAAGTATAGAGCTGAACAGTTACTGGAAAGTCTTATGAAGAAGACTGACGCTATTGATTATAGAGGTTTTATATCTTCTAAGACTAACTTCCGTAAAACAGTCATGCCTAGCTACAAAGCTAATCGTACTGCACCAAAGCCTATTCATCTTAAAGACTTGCAAAAGTATGCGTTAAAACATATGGATGCAGAAATGTCTAGAGATGATTTAGAAGCTGATGATGAAATGGCTATCCATCAAGATGAGAATACAGTAATTGTTACATTGGATAAGGATTTACTTCAAGTCCCTGGTAAACACTTTAGTTGGGAAATCTCTGGTAAGAACTGGAAGAGACCTGACAAATGGGTTAATCAGACAGAGCTAGAAGGAATGAGATTATTCTTTGTGCAATGTATAATGGGCGACACTACAGACAACATACCTGGAGTTAAGAACTACGGTAAGGTGAAAGCTACCAAGTTATTAGGAGGTTGTTCGACAGAGCAAGAGATGTTTGATGTAGTTCGCCAATTGTATTCTAACGACGAAGACTTCATTAGCAACGCAAGTTGTGTATGGATGAGACGTTCAATTGATGACGTATGGAGGGATAGATTTGATAAATTTCAAGAGTCAGTTGGAGATAAAAGCTTGGAAGATACTCAGGAAACATTGGAGCCAAGTTAAATATGAACCAGATGTCATTACATTTCTTCAACCAGAGAAGGTTCGTAAGTATTGTCCAGATTTCAAAATAGGACGGAATGTTTACCTAGAAGCTAAGGGTAAGTTAGACATAGCAACAAGACAAAAGATGGTGAACTTCAAAGCATCTAATCCACATATACGGATTATATTCTTATTCATGAATCCATCTAATAAAATAACCAAACGCAGTAAGACAACCTATGGAGTATGGGCAGACAAAGAAGGTTTTGAATGGCTAGATTTTAGGTTAAGCTGGGTTAAACACTTAAAGGAGATGTTATATGGAAATAAAGAACTTGCAGGAGAATGATGATGGTAGTATGGACTTTGACTTTAAAGTTGATTCCAAAGAGTCAGAATTCTTATTATCATTTGCAATCAAAGCTCTTATCAGAGAAGGTATTATAAAGACTGGACAGGAAGAGTTTGATTTAGAACAAATGGAAAACTTTGATAGGGGACTAGATTCATGAAACAACATCTCGTAATTGGTGATGTACAGTTCAAACCAGGAATTAATGATAATTACTTATCTTGGATTGGAAAGTACATCGTTGACAAAAGACCTGACGTTATAGTCTGTATTGGTGACTTCGCTGATATGGAAAGTTTATCTAGCTATGACATCGGTAAGAAGGCTTTTGAAGGTAGAACATACCAACGAGACATTAAGGCTGCAAAGGAGGGGATGGCAACCCTCTTAGCACCTTTACATGCTCTCAATCAAAAGTTAACTAAAAAGAAACTTAAGAAGTACAAACCTAAAATGATACTGACATTAGGTAACCATGAAGCTAGAATCAATACTGCTATTGAGTATGATAGAAAGCTAGAAGGTCTTATCAGTATGGACGACTTAGGTTATGAAGAAGCTGGTTGGGATGTAATTCCTTTCCTAGAAGTTAAAGCTATTGATGGTGTTGCATACTGTCATTACTTTGCCTCTGGTATAATGGGTAGACCTGTTACTTCAGCTAGAGCTTTACTCACTAAGAAACATATGTCTTGTGTAGCAGGACACCAACAGGGTAGAGATATAGCATATGGCAAGAAAGCAGATGGTACAGAGATGACTGCTATTATCAATGGTGCATCTTACATGCATGATGAAGGTTATCTAAACCATCAAACAAACAATCATTGGAGAGGTATCTATGTTCTTAACAATGTAGTAGATGGAGCATTTGATGAGATTGCAGTACCAATGCATTACCTTAAATCCAAATATCAAAGGAGTAAATAATGACAGCGATTTTCGATGAGTCTTGGGATGACCCTTTAACTGCTCAAGTTGGAGGAGACCATTACAAGAACTTAGTAATACAACCAGTAGAGTACATAACTGCTAATAACTTATCTTATCTACAAGGTAGTGTTATCAAGTATGTAAC